TAAGAGACGAAAACGCTTCGCATCACGATATTAACTTTTCTCATCCAGAGGTTATTAAAATTAAGGAAGTTTATGAATTGTTTTACAAAATGAACAATACCTTAGTAAGTTTGTTAGAATATTTAGAAATTTCTAGTGATGCAATTTCTAGATACGAAGATAAGCAATTTTTATGGGAGATTAACAACTACTTAATCAAAAACGGAATATATAAATAAGTGTTTATTGAGTGAGGTGTTGAAATGTCAAAAATTGAAGATGTAAATATTGAGTTAGAGCGACTTCGGTCGCTTTTTTCATCGGTTGATGAGACCAAAACTCAACTAGTCGATAACCTTATTGAGCAAGCTGCATTTATGAAGGTGGAACTTGATAAGTTACAAGAACAGATCAAAAAACATGGCGCAGTCCAAGTTTCATCAAAAGGGACTCAACGTCAAACTGAAGCAGCTAAGTATTATACAAAACTTGTTAATTCATATGGAACAGTGATAAAAACTTTAAACACCATACTTGGAACACAAGTAGATGATGGAGATGATGCATTTGATGAATTTCTGAAGAGAGCAAATGAATGAACTATTTAGTAGAGTATTACAATGAAATTGAAAATGGAAACATCATCGTAGGGCAGGAACTAAAAGCCGAGTTGGATCAATTAATCATAGATTTAGATAATCCAGCCTACATCTTTGATGAGAAACCTGGGAAGCTTAGAATCGATTTCATAGAAACTTTCTGTAAACACACTAAATCGCCATTTAATGGAATGCCATTTATCTTAGAGTTATGGGAGAAAGCATTACTTCAAACTGCTTATGGGTTTAAGATGGCTGATTCAGGATTACGCAGATTTAATGAAGTTATTTTACTCATTGCTCGTAAGAATGGTAAGACAACATTTGTTGCTGGTATCGATTTAGCTGAATTCTTTATTTCAAGTGGCGGTGTTGATATTGTATGTGCGTCGAATACAACAGAACAAGCTAACATCCTATTTGAAGAAATCAATAACATGAGAGAACAGTCTCCTGCACTCTCAAAAGAGACAAGAAGTAAAAAGAATATCTTTCATATCTATTCTCCAAAAACAAAGAATAAAATTAAGAAATTATCAGCTCAATCCAGAAATAAGGATGGATACAATATCGAAGTTGGTTGTATTGATGAAGTCCATGAAATGACGGATTCTAAAGTCTATGACGCAATCAAACAATCACAATCAACTAAAAAAGAACCACTTATATTTATCATAACCACTGAAGGAACAACCATCGGTGGTTTTTTAGATAGCAAACTAGACTATGCAAGGAAGATGCTAAAAGGTGAAATACATGACGAAAGAGTCCTCCCCTGGTTATACACACAAGACTCAACTAAAGAAATCTATGAAGATCAGGCAACGTGGCAAAAATCAAATCCAAGTCTTGGTGTAGTAAAACTAAGTCACTATCTAGAAGATGTTATGAATAAATCTAAACATGATCTATCCACAAGAGTTACCATGCTTTGTAAGGATTTTAATATCAAGCAAGCAGACAGTGGATCGTGGCTATCATTTGATGACCTAAACAATGAAGATACTTATTCAATGGATGAACTTAGAGATTCATATGCAGTAGGTGGTGTTGATTTATCATCGACTACTGATTTAACTGCAGCAGTTTTAGTTATCCAAAAAAGAGATAGCAATAAAAAATATGTAATTTCACATTTCTTTATGCCAAGTGAAGTGGTAGGAAAAAGAATCAAAGAAGATAATGTTCCATATGATATTTGGATTAAGAAAGGTTTTGTAACTTTAACAGAAGGTAATCAAAACGATTTTAGCTTAGTAACTCAATGGTTCATGAAGATGATACAAACGTATGGGATCAGACCTTTATGGGTTGGCTACGATCCCTGGAACTCACAGTATTGGATAAAAGAGATGGAAGACTTAGGATTTAACATGGATAAAGTCAGACAAGGTATTTATTCTTTATCTGAACCAATGAAAATTCTTGAAGCAGATTTAAAAAACAATTTAGTGAACTACAATAACAATCCTATTCTTAAATGGTGTCTATCAAATACCCAAGCTAAAGTGGATTTGAATGGTAACATTCAACCATCAAAATTGAACTCAAAGTATAAACGTATTGATGGGACTGTAGCGTTAATCATTGCTTACGTAATTTTGAACAGATACAAGACAGATTATGAGAATATGATATAATATCTACATAATTATTATGGAGGATATTATCATGTCTCATTATACAAAAACAATTTATTGTAAAAATTGTGGACAGGCATGTACTGTAAAAATTCACCTGGATTATAAAGAAACAAGCATTAGCTTTTATAACAGTTTAGGAAAAATAAATATAACACATCAAGTACCAATTGATCAACAAATAGAAGATCCAAGTAATGAAGAAATCGGATTTTTTTGTGATTATTGTGGAGAATGGAATGATTATGATGAATATTAATAATTGGAGGTGCGCATGGGTCTAAAAAAGAGAAAAAGTAAAACTGGATCATTTGATGCACTCCAGTTAATCAGTAATTTAAATACATTTTATACACCCTTTGGAACAAACATTTCAAAAAGTGATGTGGTTAAGATATGTATTGATAGGGTAGCTAGCCAATGTGCAAAACTTAAACCAAGATTTATCAAAACGGAAAACGATAAGACAGTGACCGAGAAAAAAGGTAGGCTGTCTTTTCTTTTGAAGTATAAACCAAACGAAATCATGACACCATACGATTTTATCTACAAGACAATCACATTACTTTTACTAAATGATAATGCGTTTGTTTATCCAAAGTTTGATAAAGACACCGGTGAACTGAAAGGTATCTATCCACTTAGACCTATAACAGTTGAAATGATTATTGATGATTCAGATACATATTTCATCAAACTGTTATTTGACAATGGAGAATCATATATTTTACCATATGATAATATCATTCATTTAAGACGTCATTTCGGACAGAATGATATCTTTGGTGGAACAGGATCCACTGGTGACCATGAAGCGATTCTTAAAACTATATCCATCAATGATAGTTTGCTTCAAGGAATCGATAATGCTGTGAAGTCGTCCATGCAAATTAAAGGTATTCTGAAGATGAATGGGATGTTATCAGAAACAGACAAGAAAAAACAACGAGAACTCTTCGATGCAGCATTGTCTGAGTCGGTAAGTCTAAAAGGAAGTTCAATTATCCCTATTGATTTAAAGAGTGAATACATTCCATTAGATGTTGATCCAAAGCTCATTGATAAGGATACACTTGAATTCTTACAAGCTAAGATCTTAGATTACTTTGGAGTATCAGTTCCTATATTTACTAGCAAATATACAGAAGAAGAATTTAATTCTTTTTATGAATCAACCATAGAGCCTTTAGCTATTCAACTTAGCGAGGCTTTTTCTATAGGTCTGCTTACCAATAACCAATTGGAACGTGGTGAGGAGATTATCTTTTATAGTGAAAGATTACAATACGCTTCATGGAATACAAAAGTTACTGCAATTGAAAAACTCATGAGTCTTGGTATTATGTCACTCAATGAATCAAGAGCACTGTTAGGATTAGAACCTATCGAAGGTGGAAACAAACGACTTCAATCATTAAACTTTGTCGATGCAGATAAAGCAAATCAATATCAAGTTGGAACGGAGGAACCTAAAGATGAAAATAACAGTTAATGGAAAGATTTCAGAAGATGCTTTAAAAGTTATTCTGGAAACACAAAAAGCAAAAACGATCATCATTGATGACTATTGTAAGAAGGAAAAACTCGAGTCACTTTTCTATAAAGACTCTGAGCTTGAATATGAATATCAAAAACAAGTAACACCAAAACCAAAGAAAGTAGAGACACGTAAGAATGATAAAGGAAACTAGATTAGCTGATGTCACGCTTCATGAAGAAGACGACAAGATGATATTAGAAGGCTATGCATTAGTCTTTAACAATGAAACATTAATAGGTGATGAAGAATATGGTTTCCTTGAGGAAATCGATTCAAGAGCCTTATCGGAAACTAAAATGAAGGATGTTCCTATGAAGTACAATCATATGGACTCCTTTTTAATTATCGCTAGAACTAAGAATCAATCCCTATCCCTTACTGTAGATAGTATCGGTTTGAAAGTACGTGCTGAATTATTAGACACAAACACCAATCAAGACATCTACAAAATGGTAAGAAGTGGATTGTTGGATAAGATGAGTTTTGCCTTTACGGTTGATGAACAAGTATGGAACCGAGAAGGTAGAATTCCAAAGAGAACTATTACAAAAATTGAAAGGTTGTATGATGTGTCGGTTGTGGATACTCCAGCATATGATGCAACT